GCCCCACCATCGTTGACAGACGACGATGGTGGGGCCGTGGGACAGTGTGTGCTTGATGACGGCATAGTTGGAGTCGTTGCCCTGATAGAGCATCGACACACCCTTGCCTCCCTTGCGGTGCGCGCATCGGGTCTGGATGTCGCGCTGTCGGCCTCGGTCGGCCTTCAGTGACGCCTCAACCGCTAGCGCGCGTCCTGCGCGCTCGGCGCGGCGGTTGCGTCGATCCTGGGCTTGCTCGCGCGCCTCTTCAAGCTGTAGGTCTTGCAGCTCCTCATTTACTTTGCCTCTGTCGATTGGCATGTTGGTCTCCTCTCTGGTTGAAGGTGGGTAGGGGGAAGGCTGCTTGGCCGGAGCGTTCCCCGTCCACCTGCCGCGCATTCCTTCTCCCTTAACGGAATGCGCGGCAAGATTGATTAGCTGATTGCGCTTACCGCGTCGATGTATCTAATGCGCTGAACCGGATCGGGTGGAAGTGTGGACGTGTACATGGTGTTGTAGCTGGCAAACCCGCCAATCATGCGCGACGGATCGAAGCCGCTAGGTTCCGTCAGTCGCTTCACCCAGACGTTGAGGTTCCTCCAGTTGCCGTCCCCAATCTGCGTATTCTCCTTCGCTCCGAAAGAGATGCCGATGACGCCATCTTTTCCGATGATGTAAGTGCGAAGGCCGGTTTGGGTTGTGCCGCTGTAGTTGGCTGTCTGTTTGACAAAGGTTGACTGATGGAAGCGGACGCCTCCCCACTCGATGAGTGTCACGTTATCGCCATCCGGTGCGGGAAGCTCTTTCAGCTTCTCGTTGCCCTCGGCGGTTCTTTTCACCACATCGACAATCGAATTATTGGTTTTGTCGGTTAAAACATCCCCAACCGTGAAAGGGTGAATGATGCCTGTGTAGTAGCCGTCTTGGAAGGGCAGGGCATTGACTCCCTGAAGGCTCTGGGCGGCTGCGGTGATGTCAACGGAGCTGACAACTGCCGCACCTGTCTTCGAGAGATGGCCCACAAGCGGATCAATGGCATTGGCTCCGTCTGCGGATAGCTGGGTGATGATGTTGATGACTTGCGCGAGACGATAGGCCATCTGCACACCAAGGGCTTCGAGCGCGGGGTCAATCGCGGTCTGAAGCGCGAAGGTGCTGATGTTCGCGTAGTCGGCATAATTGCCGATGGTGCTGGTGTTCTGCACCACTGAAACGGTGAGACCGGTTCCAATCGTTCCCTCTGGGGCCTGGGTCGGAGGGGACGCGGGGGCGGGAAGATTCTGGTACATGAACAGGACGAGCTTGTTACCGCTGTTCTCATCCAGCGTCCGGCGTGACGTACATCTAGCCCACGGCGTCTCACCTTTCAGGTTCTCGATGAAAACCTTGTCGAACGAAGTAACAACGGACTGCGGGAGATTGGTGGTGAGGTTCGACGCTGGGCTGATTCCAACTCCCAGCACAAGGGCATGTGTTCTGCCCACGCTCCCGGTGTACACGACTGCGGCGGAACCTAGCGCGCAGATAAACTCGATAACCGGGACAAGGTACTTCGTGAAAAACTGTCTGCCGCGCTGGGCGGCGTCGGAATTGTGACGCATGGCTGTACCCTCGTGAGGGAAGTCACGCGCTCATGGCATCCACCTGTCTGCGAAATTCCGGGTCGGAACGGATTTTTTCGTTGTACTCGGCTCTTGGCATTCTCTCGATGTCGGCGCGTGTCCACTTCTTCTTCTGCGGCGGGGGCGGAGCTGACGCGCTGGCGTCGGTGCTTCGGAGTCCCGTCGATACACTGCGAGGTCTGGGAGAGGGCGCGGGTAGCACGATTGCCTTTCCGTTGGTGGTGTTGATGCGGGTGTCGAGGTCTTGTTCGCCTTCGGGCCAGGGGATAAGTTCATCTCTCTCCTTCAGCGTTTGGAAGACGATGGCAAGGTTGTTGCGAGTCAAGTCCCATCCCTGCGCTTTGAGTTCGTCAAAGAGCGCATCGCGGTTTTGCGGAACGGGGTAGAAGTCGGGGTGTTCGAGTCTGAAGGCTTGCGCCTCGTTGCCGTAATAGGTGTCTCGTTCCGCGCCGTCCATCTCGGAGAGTTTTTTCCCCGATGCGGATGGCGAGACGCCCTGCCGCGCGGTCACAATCTCATCCACGGCTTCAACCACCGTATTCGGGTCATTGATCTGGCCCGCTAGTCTTAGGCGGTCTTCGGGGGTGAGCTGTTTCGGTTCCACCTTGAACGGTGGGCGGGCGGCGTCCGGCTTTCGTAAACGACTAATCTCCCTATTGGCGTGAATTTGAGATTGCAGAATTTGGTCTGCCACATCTTTGTAGCTCTTGCCTTTGAAAGTTGAGACCCGCGAACCTGTTGCGTTTTTGATGACTGCGACGTAATTGCCGTCTTCATCGAGGCCCTTTTCATCATCGTTGATCCATTCGGCTTCCATACTACTTCTCCTAGATTCCCGCGTAGGTGTCGAGGTCGGGATAGCGGGTGGGGTCGAGAATGTTCTCGACCCTCTTCTCCTCTTCCGTCATCTCGGGTACGGGGGGTTTCGGCGCAACTGACGAGAGATAAAGTTTTGTTTCAGAGTCGATCTTGTTTTGCATGTGGGTGAAGATTTGCCACGCGGCCTTCGCCATCTTGTGGTTCGCAAGTACGGCGGATTCGTCGGCGGCGTCGGTGTTGATAAGTTGGGTTTCCATTTCAATGCAGCACATCTCCATGACGTCAAGCAGGTCGGGGTAGATTTCGCTGCGTTGCAGGTTGAGCAGGTTCCGGCGTTGCGTCGGTTTTAGCTCCGACGTCACGCCAAACGTTCTCTCGCTGCGAATCGTGTCTTCCATCACTGGATTCCTTGGATAACTGTTTGGCCCGGTGTCTCCCCGGTCTCTTGCTGTTGTTCCTCTTTCGCTGCCACAAGCTGTCTCAGCTCCGGTACGCTGATCGGGCGCGGATCGCGGAGCATGTAGCCCACGCTCATACACGCGACTCCCAGCGGGGTTATACGCACGAAAAACTTTCCGCTCTCGCTCTGGTGCGCTTCGCTACAGTCTTCGACTAGGCCGCGCTCCAGTAGTGGCGAGTACAGTTGTTCCGGCGTGAATTGCTCGTCATCATCCATCAGGCCGCGCCATCCAATCCCGCCAAAAGGGTCGAACTTGCGCTGCTGATGGAGTGCCGTCAACAGACGTTGATGACGGGGCATGATTACAAGAAATTTGTCGGGTATGGGCATCATCCGCCTCCTGTCGGCGCGTAGAACTGGCTACTCTGCATCTGGCGCTCGTCGGCGGTTCTTTCTGCGAAGGCGGCGGCTCTGTCTATAGGTGATTCGACCACGGCCTGATGCGTAGTTGCAACGGTTTTGGTCGCAATTCTGCCGGCGATTTTTTTGTCTTCCAAATCCATATCGTTCTGGTGCTTCTGTTGCAGCTCGGCGGAGGACGCCTGGGCTTTGATGGCGGCGGGGTTCTGCTGCATCATCGTTTGCTTCTCCTCATCGGTCATCGGCACAACGAGGTCGCGCTGGTTCTTCCACTCGCTCATATCGAGAATCATTGACACCAACTCGATTGCGTTGACTTTATTCCCGGTCTGCGAGAGCTGCTGAACGAGAGCTTGGTTGCCGAAGACTTCAAGCAGGAAGGGAAGTGCTTGGGCCATCTTGTTGCGCGCGGCGAGTCTGGTCCCGGCTAGCGTGTCGAACTTAATTACGCTCTCCATGAAGTCTTGGAAGTCCACCACAATATCCTTCGTGCGTTCGCCTATGACGTCACGAATCTCCGATATCGGCATCCGCTCCTTGACCATGTGATAGAGGAAGGCGAGGAAGGGCAGGAACACTCCGTCAATCACGCGGTCAACGGGAGATTGAAGGCGCGCGTTGGAGGCTTGGCCTACTAGTCCGGCTCCGGTGCCGCTGCGGACGATGCTCGATCCGCGTCCCGGTACTGATCCTTGTACGCTGGCCTGATCCGCTCCGGTCGCGCCTTCGCTCGATGAGACCACGGCTTGAATCGCGCGCCATCCATCCGGGGGAAGTTGCGGCTGCTGCACGAGTGCGATGGCTTTGGTGGCGTCGGCTCCATCCACCAAGCGAATCCCGCCTAAGCGGCGTCTCTGGTCCTGGGTGGGGACGTTGGCTCCGCGCGCTACCGCGTATTCCGGCTGTACGGCGAAGGCCAAGATGTCTAGCAGCGCATTTAATACGCCTTGTTCAACACGCTGGTCGGCTCCGGCGATGCGGCCTACACCCATGCCGTACCCGGCGTTGTCCATGTCCCAATAGTTCGCGGCGAA